TGAACGATCCGGACTGCGTCGGTGACGCCGTGTTTCCCACGCTGGTGCCAAGCGCGGTGCGTCCCGATGAGTTGCTGCCCCACCCGTAGAGCGTGAACTGGCTCGCTTCGCTTTCACCGAAGGAAAGCGAGTACCGCTCAGCCACCTTCTGAGGGGTCAGCGCGACGCTGTAAACCGCTACATCATCGAGAATCGACTCCGGTGGGTAGTTGTTCGACGGGTACGGGTACCCGATGAACAGCTGGTTCGTTGACGCTGCCGGAGGGTCCTGGGCGGCCCCGGATTTCACCTGAACCCCGTTGATGTAGAGGTACGCGGTGGCGCCCTTCTTCCACGTCCACATGACGTGTGTCCACGCATCGAGCGGAATCAACGGCATGTTTGCCGTTCCCCACTCCATGTTCGAGTAGCCGCAGTAGAGGCGCCGGTCGGTGCCGAGGAAGAAGTACCAGTCGTTGTCTTTGATGACGAGACGACGGAATGTGGTGACGTCGTAGTTGGCTGGGATCTTGACCCAGAACTCGACGGAAAGTTCCGAACCGGCTCCACGGTTCGCGTTCAGCTCCGGGCTGCTCGGCACGGTGACGTAGGTGAAGATGCCGTTCATGGCCCCGTAGGCGATACCGGCATCGAACGACGTGGCGCCTTCAGCCTCGATACCGCGACCCGTCATGTAGGTGCCCGGGTTGGTGCCGACGGAGTCGGCTGCAACGGTGGCGTTTGAGGCGTCGTTCAACTGCCAGAAGCTCACGCCGTCGTTGTCTTTCACCCAATCCAACCAGGATGATGGGTAGGCCCCAGACGGCAGAGCGTTCTGGAACGCGCCGCTCTTCCGGATCTTGATTCGGGGGCCGTCAACCTTGGTGAAAGCCCCACCGATTTTCACGGAGACTTTCGAGTTCCACATCAGGCATCTCCGGTGGTGTCGTACCAGAGGTCAGCGTTCGCGGCGTTTGTTGGCTCAACTGACCCGATCCAGTACACGCCTCCGACGCCGGTAGGTCGAGCGGTCGATGCGGTCGAGCCGTGGTTCACGACCACGAACGCGCTGCTCTTCGCTGCGTAGGTCGAGTCGTGGTTGTGGGTCGCAGGCGCGTACACGCCGTCGTGGTTGTGGTTGACGTCGGCCTTACCGCCGATTGCTGCCAGCACGTTCTCGGCAAAGTTGGGGTCGCCGTCGAGGGCGTTGGCAAGCTCGTTGAGGGTGTCGAGCGCTTCCGGGGAGGAGTTCACGAGAGCCGAAATGGCGGCGTCGACCTCGTCGGAGGTGGCGAAACCGCCAGCGTCAATCAGCGACTGCACCTGTTCGGCTGACAGGCCAGGTCGCGTCACACGGCGACTCATCGGGCCACCCCTCGAACCGTGTACGCCGGGGTGCCGGTCGACACGAGCTTCACGGTGGCGTTCCCGGCTGCGCGGCGCTGCACCTCTAGGGCGGTCCCGGCGGTGACGATCTCGACGTCGTTGCCGTCGACTGTCGGAGCGGTCCCGTCAGCAGTGAAGTAGATGTCGGTGTTCCCACGGTTCACGACCTCGACGATGTCGGCGTCGAGGGGCAGGGCGACGGTTGCGACAGTTTCGGCGGTGAGGGCGCCATGTCGTACAGCGGTTTGCATTGGTTACTCCTGTGTGAGGGTCTCGGCGACACGGAGAGGGATTGCTCCGAGTTCGCCGTGCTGACCGATCGTGTATTCGGCCTTGTCTTTCGGTTTCGGTTTCGGAACTGGCACCCGACGGTTGGTCTGGAACACCGCTTCGAGGGTGCAGGAGCAGTTCGGGTGCAGCGGAGCGATGTTTGGTCTCGACACGAGCTGCCCAGCTGTGGTGGCGCAGAAGCCGCAGGCGGTAGCCCCGGCAACCCGCATCCACGCTTTCGGTTTCGGGTTCAGCAGGTCGGTGGCGCGGTCGAGTGCTGCCCGGTTGGTGAGGGCAATGTCGGTGACGATCGACCGGATGGCGTAACGCTGGGCGGCTGCCATCGCTTGGTCCCACCACGCGCCGCTGGCGAGCATCCTGCGGGCCACGATCTGGGGCCGGTGGTAGACCTCCTCGATGGCGGCACCACCTCGAACCCCAGCGAGGACCTCTTCGGAAAACTCGGCAGGAAGATCAAGGGTCGCACCTTCGAGCTGGCCGTAGGCCGCCACGTATGACCGTGCCAGGTTCACGGTGGATTCCCGGCTGGCAGTCACAAGCCCAGAAGCCGTCTCGATGAATCTGGCGTCGTCATCGAGATTCCCGAGGACGCTCCACGCCCTTCCGATGCCGTTCGCGGAGCTGGCTCGGAGGCGAAGCAGGAGGTCTCGGTGCCCGAGGGTGAGGGCACGCGCCTGACGGGTCGCAGCCACGACTACACCTCGTCAGGTGGTGCGAACTCCGCCTGCGGGATCGAGGCGTTCATCGTCGGGTCGAGTGACGCCATGAGAGCTGAAACGTCAGACGACACCTTGAAGCGCTCGATCTGCTGCGGCGTGTACCCGGCGTCAGCCCAGAGCTGCTCTTTCGGCACACCGAGTGTGGAGAGCTTCAACAGGGCATCGACGAGTGCAGATTCGGACCGGTAAGCGGGATTGGCCCAGATGACCTCGGCGTCGTAGGCGGTGGCGCGCTCCTGATCACCGAGAACAGCGAAGGCGATGCGCATGACCTCTTCCCAGCCTTCGGAGAAGCTGCGCATCTTGCGGTGCACCTTGGCGACGAGCCCGGCCTCGGCAGAAGTGATGGCTTCACCGGAGGGTGCCTGCCCGCCGTTAAGCAGGAAGTAGTGAGGCGGAGTCCTCGACAGTGTGGCGGCGTGCTGGACCATCGTCTCGATCGCTCTGACGTATCCACCGAGGTCGGTCTGCTGGAACTCGCCGAACCTGGTGTCCGGGTTCTCACTGATCCACAGGCGGTCGACGGCAGCCTTGAATGGCTCGATCGGGTTACCGGACTCGTCGGTCGGGATTTCGAGGCCGGTCACCCAGCGCTGCTTGAACGCCGAGAACTCGGCGGCGACGAGCATGTCCATCACCAGTTTGTTGGTGGCATCTTGAAGCGGAATGATCTGCTCGATTTCCGAGCGTCCGTAGCCGATGACCCGAGGGTTGTTTCGGAGTTCGACGACCGGGACGATACCGAGAGGGTTCGGAACGGGGTCCTCGTCACCTGGCCTCGGTATCCACTGGATGTGCTGGTTAGTGAACGCCGGGTTCGTCTTCCACTGGGTTTCTTTGGTGCGACTCACCTGGCCGATGGTTTTCCCTGACGACCTGAACTTGTAGATGGCGTCCGGCAGGTAGAGGGTGCCGTAGGTGTAGCCGTCGTCGTCAATCCACTTCTTGAGCGCAGCGACGCGGGTCCGGCGAGACCCGGGGGCGTAAGCGACGATGCACTGGCGGGCCGACTCGACGGTGATCGACGGGATGGTCGGATCCTCACCGGCCCAGACGGTCACATAGGCGGACCCGTAGATGAGGGCGTCGGTGTGGGCGAGCTGCGAGTCGAGGTCGAGGGAGTTCGCCTGCCAGATCCGCCAGGCGTCCTGATCAGCGCCTTCACCGGCGGCGCCCATGCGGAACCCGTCAATGTTGAGGCGTTCCTCTGACGAGTCGACGATGAGCTGACACCAGTTGTCCGAGAACGACGAGAAGAGGCTCCCGAACGCGTTCCGGAACTTGTTTGAGGCGAATGCGAGCCGCTGGCGGCCCTCGTAGTAGTCCTCGAAAAGTTGGAGGGCTGTCTGCCGCTCCGTGAGGCGCTTGTCGAGCTCTTCAAGGGCGCCAAGCGGGTTGGACCAGTCAGCCATGCTGAAACTCCCGGGTCGGGGAACGAGAAACCCCCGGGAGCGACTGGGAGGGGGAACAGCCGCTCAACCGGGGGTAGGACTTGCTGGCGCAGTACGCCACAACTAACACCTATTGTAGCACACTTGTGACACTCATTGTGTTAAAATCGGGGGATTTTTTTCGGGTCTATTTAGAACCCTGCGGCGAGTGTTCGGCGCTTTGTTTTTGCCATACGGGTGGCGCGATCGAGGGCCATACAGGCGGCGACTATGCCGTCGATCTTCTCGTGGCTCTTCTCTTTGTCCGGCTTGATGTTGCCTGCCGGGTCGGAGCGCACGACCACGTTGTCGGCCATCCAGCGGGTCACTGGGTTCCCGCCGTGATGGAGCTTGCCTTCGAGGACGAGCCGTTCGAGCTCTTTCGCTGGGGGTGACATCGAGGCGAACCCCTGCCCGAACGGGACCACGGTCATGCGGGCCTCAGTGAGGTCCTGGCTCATCTGGGTCATGCCCCACCGGTCGTAGGCGATCTCGCGGATCGTGTGCCGCTGGGCGAGTTCGTCGATCTCGTGGAGGATGTTCTTGTAGTCGATGACGTTGCCAGGGGTGGCGATTAACCATCCGTCCCGAACCCATACGGACGCCGCTCCGGCGGTTCGCTCGTCGAGGTTGCGTACCTGATCTTCGGGGATCCAGTAACGCCACAGCAGCTTGAACACGCCGTCGCTATCGGGGAACGCCAGACAGAGCGAAGCGATGTCGGTGGTGGACGCAAGGTCGAGGCCTGCCCAGCAGTCCCGGCCTCTCAGGCCATCGGTCGACACCTCACCAGCTGACGCGTCCCAGGCCCCGAGGTCGATCCAGCGGCTGGCCTGCTGGACCCACTGGTTAAGCCGGTACTGCCTGAACGCGTTCTGCTTTGCGGGAGCGAGCTTCGCCTCGCGGGCTTCGTCTCGAAGCGACTCGATCGACAGGAAACTCCCGAGCGCTGGGTTGGCGAAGTACCAGTTCGTCTCGTCTTCCCAGTCGGCCTCTTTCGGGGTGTTTCGAAGAAAGACGAACCGTGCTGGGTCGAGGGAGGGATCCGCTTGAACCCGTTCGCAGTAGGCGTGCTCCGCCGCGCAGAAGCCGGTCGGGTCGTTGCCTGCGGTGGTGGCGGCGACGAGAAGCGGCTGGGTTCGGGTACCCATGGCGGTCCGCATCGCGTTCCAGAGGCCGTCGTTCGGCTGGGTGAGTACCTCATCGAATACGACACCGTGCGGGTTATGCCCGAGATTTCCGGACGCATCGGCGGCGACAATCTCGTAGTAGCTGCCGGTGCGTTCATCGACGATGCGCTTCGCCTGCTTCATCACCTTGAGCCGCCGATTTAGTACCGGCGAAAGCTCGACCATGCGGGCGGCCACGTCGAAAACCTTGCGCGCCTGATCACGGTCTTTCGCACAGCCGTAGATCTCGGCGCCTTCCTCGTCATCTGCGACAAGCAGGATTAAGGCAATCCCTGCGCAGAGTTCCGACTTTCCGTTTTTCCGGCCGAGTTCGATCCAGGCGACTCTGTACCGACGAATCCATCGCTGGTGGTCGTCTGACCACGTGACGTTGCCGAACAGCGGACGAATGATTTCGTCGGCCTGCCACTCTTCTAGGTAGAACGGGTTGCGAGCCCAGCGGCCTTTCGTGTGGACGAGGATTTTCTCAAAGACGTCGACGGCGCGCTGAGCTTTTGGTTCGCAGAGGTGATCTCCGAGTTTCCGGCACTGGTCACAGCGTTTGCGCCTGGTCTTAGGAGAGGAGGGCTTGGATGTCATCGTCGCCTCCATGTTCTGCCGTCTTGAACTCGGCTCGTGCGCGTGGCGTGAGACCGAACTCGGCGGCGAACGCTTTCATTGTCTGAGCAGCGTCGCGCTGCATCTGAACTGCGGGGTTTCGAACGACATTGCCTTTCTGTCCCTTGATAAGGATCTCGGACTTTGCCAGGAGTCGGGTTGCCCGTCGGTGCATGGAAACGGCTTCGCAGTAGGCGGCAAGAGCGTCCCGGTCCGCTGACGTTGCGATTCGCATCGGCCCGAGCTCGCCGATGGTGTAGATCCACACTTCGCGGGCGTCGTCAGTCATGTCGATTGGCGGCTCTGGGAGAGCCTCCCTCGGCTGCGGCTGGGGCTGAATTCTCGATGGACGTTTCTCTCCGTAGAACTGCTTCAGCTGCGTCGGCCGAGGAGCTGGACCTCTCTTCCCCATGGTCATCCACCACCCGAAAAGTCGACTCGCTCCCGAGTGTCGGCCTTTACAGGAAACTGTCCGGTGTGTTCCTGCCACCGACGACAGATGACGTCGACGTACTTGGGGTCAAACTCGATGAGCCGCGCAACCCGATTGGTGTGGTGGCAGGCGATAAGCGTCGAACCTGAACCTCCGAACGGATCGAGCACGATGTCGCCTGTATGTGCGCTGTTTACGATCAGCCGCTTGATGAGGTTCACAGGCTTCATTGTTGGGTGGTCAGCGTTTCTTGCTGGCTTGTCTTCTCGAAGTACCGTCGAGTTCTGGATGATCCCATTCAGCATCTCAACGAGCTCTGCCTTAGTTAGGCCTGAGATGTCTCCGAAGTCACCATCGTCGAGGACCGTGGACTTGTTGAAGTTCCCCAGCCAAGTGTGTGCCGCCCCCATCTTCCAGCCGTAGATGATGGGCTCGTGCTGCCAGTTGTAGTCCTGCCTGCTCAGAGCAAACGTGTTCTTGACCCATATCAGGATCTGGCGCAGCGGAAACCCGGCCTCCTCGAAGGCGATTCGAAACGCCGAGCCTGATCCGTCGGCGTGGAAGACGTAGATAGCCGCTCCGTCTTCCATTGCGTTGTGCATCTGCGTGAATGCTTTGAGCAGGAACTCGCGAAACACATGATCTTCCATGTCGTCGTTTTCGATTGTCAGTTTGTCCTTCGTCCCGCCTTCGTAAGCGACGTTGTACGGCGGGTCAGTGATTACACATCCGGCGTGCTCTTCCCCGAGGAGCTTTGCGTAGGTCTGCTCGACCGTTGAATCGCCACAGATGACCTTGTGCGGTCCGAGCTCCCAGACGTCTCCGAGCTTGCTGATCGCCGGAGCTGAGCTCGGGACGTCGTCGACGTCCGTGAGGGCTTCTTGGTCTGACGGCTCGATCCCGTCGAGCAAGTCCCGAAGCGCCTGCTCATCAAAACCTGTGCCTTCAAAACCGCTCTCCGACTCTTGGATCTCGACAAGGAGGTCAACGAGCGACTGGTCGTCGTAGCCAGCGAGGTCGCTGTACCGGTTGTCTGCGAGAAGAATCCGAAGTGCCTGGTCGTCGTCGCAGTCCACGAAAGTCGCAGCAACCGTGGACCAACCCAGCTGCTTCGCTGCTCTCCACGTGTGGTTACCGGCCAAGATCTCGTTCGTCTGTCGCCTGACAACGATCGGGCGGTACTGGCCGTGAGCCTCCAAGCTCTCCGTCAGCTTCGCAACGTCACCGCGACGAGCGTTCCGGGGATGAGGAGAAACCGAGTCAATCTCGACTTCGAGTTCTTCCAGTTCTGGTCTTACCTGCATAGTTGCTCTCTCTCATAGATCCCTCCGATTGACCTGTTTTTGGGCGCAGTCCCCTACCCCATTTGTATGGTATAGATAGGAACTATTGTTTATGGTCAAGTGTGTTAATCGTCAGGCATCCTTCTAGAGCAATACCAGTGACAGACGAGCTGGCAATGGGGTCGAGCCCCTGAACCCCTCAGGTTCCTCAATCAGGATCCGGTTGCCAACAGCGCCCTATTTTTTTCGGGTACTGCCATGCTCCCCAGACTTTCCGCTCTGGAACGTGTATCTCATAGGGGTTCCGACTTTTCATCCGACCCAAGCGTGGGCGACCTCTCTCCTATGAGCCTCAGCTGCCTTGGCTGGCCGTAGAAACCGTGTTTGCTCACACTTACGAATCCCGTCCACCATTTCCAGCCTCTGAGGGGTTAGTCGGACTCACTGACGTGAGCGAGGCTGCGTGTTTTGTGTCCCGCCGGACTCACCAATTTCATCGCATGTCCACCTAACCGACCTGACTGAGCTTCTTATGTCATCGGCGTATAGCCGGTCCCCTCGTTCGATATTCCGCCTCCGTTTTCCTCCTATCGGTCCGTTCGGACCTATACCCATTTTATTACAATGGGAGGACGGACTGCGGAGGATTTGGGCAAGTTTTTCGAATCTTTTTTGTATCCGAATCGGTTCCGGGTCGATCGTCGCGACCGGGCGCACGGGGGTCTCGCGCCTACTGGTAGCCCCCGCGTTTTTTTGGATTTTTGGGGGTTTATGTTCGAGGCGTGGCGCCTCGATAAGTCACCGAACGTGAACCGCTGAGAGCCGCTCTAAGAGGCAGAGAAAGATTGAAGGTGTGTCCCCCAGGACGGTGTCTTCTTGGTCGATCTGAGCGGCTTCTGGAGGGGTCTCAGGGGACCTCTCAAGTCCCGCTGGCTTCCCGGGATACGTTTGCGAAAACTTGGCCGCGGGTAAATCCGCTCCCCTCGCCGGTCTTGAATCACTCGAAACGGGGGGGTTACCCCTCCCCAGGTCGGGCTCGACGTGGGTTCAGCTGGTCAGACCACCGAGCTGGCCTCTGTGTGCAAGGTTTCTCGTGGTCGTTCCAGCGCGCAGGATCGTGACGGCGTGGACGGGGGGACCGAGGGGGAGGGTGCGTCGTCGAGGTCAGGCGGCGTCGGTCTTGTAGAAACCTGAACCCTTGAAAGTGATCGCTACTGGAGTGATGCGGCGTCGCAGCTGCTCGGCAGTGCAGCTCGGGCACGTTGTCGCTGGCTCATCGGTGATGGCTTGCCAGAGGTCGAGGTCGAGACCGCAGGCGCGGCACCGGTAGGCGTAAGTCGGCACGGTCACCTCTGGCGTGGGTGGTGTTGGTCGGTCTGAACCTCGGGGGTGGCGGGGGGATGACTGACCGGGGGGGTGTTGGATTCGATACGGCTTTGGCGGCTGGGGGTCAGAACATTGACGTTTGTCCGCTGCGCTTCTTGGCGAGCTTGTAAGGCAGCATCGGTGTGGGCATGTCTGGCCGCTTCCCAGCGAACAGTTCCTCGATGGTGATGATTTGGACCTTGGGGTACGAGTGCCCAGAGACCTTGTAGACGTAGCTTCCGGTGTGCTTGGCGGCGTCGATCATTCCCTTGGTGGGCTTATGGAGGAGGATCAAGATGCCCATCTGAGCTTTCTCTGCTTTGACGGTTCCGTCGAGCTCTCGGACCATGGCTGGGTTGACCGTTTTCCCACCCTTGACTGAGACGATGGCTGCGCCGTATTCGTCTTTGTCGATTGGGAATCGGACAATGCCGTCTCGACCCTTGTCGCCCACTTGCTTCTGGTTCGGCTGGCCGTCCACGAGGGTGACGGCCCAGCGCTCAAAGTCGAAGGCGTTCTTGTCAAAGAGGGCCTGCGCGCCAGCGATGTCCTTGGGTACGCCGGACAGTACGTAGGTGTCCTTGATCTCAGGGCCGTAGGTGCGTTCGAGTCGTTTCTCAATGAGGTCGACGGCAAGGTAGGTGATGTCGACCCCTATCCATTTGCGGTCGAGCTTCTGGGCCGCGTCGACCGCCGTGCCGCAGCCACAGAACGGGTCGAGCACAATGTCTTCTGGATTGGAGCTGACCTCGATGATGCGTTCAAGTAGTGCGAGTGGCTTCTGGGTTGGGTAGCCGAGCCGCTCCGCCGATCGGGATGAGATTGGCCCGATGTCGGTGATGATGTCCTGAACTGGGACACCGTCCATATCATCGAGGTACTGCTTGAACCGTGGTGTGCCATCTTCTTTCTGTGGCCACCAGATCAGTCCGGCCTCCTCCATTTTGTCGAGCCGTTCCTGCATCGGGAGGTCAGCGAGCGTTTCGCCGGTGATTTCCTCGTAGACGTCGTATGCGGTCGACGAGGGCTGCCAGTGGCGGCCGACCTTCGTTGGGTCAACGCCACGCCATGGTTTGCCGGAGTCTCCCTGTCGGACACCGGGGCCGGTAAGGGAGATGGCTTGGTACTTGCCTCGATCGTCTTCCTTATCGAATTTCTCGATGTAGTCCTCGTCGTAGGGCTGGTAGATGGTGTTCCAGACGAATGTTGAGCTCTTGCTGTAGAAGAGGATGACGTCGTGGACGGGTCCCCAACGCTTTGCGGAGTTGTGTGACCCGGTGCGCTTCCAGATGACTTCGTTTCTGAAGTTTGTGGGGCCGAAGATGGCGTCCATCATGACCTTCAGGTAGTGGGACGCCGTCGGGTCGCAGTGCAGGTAGATGCTGCCGGTCGGCTTTAGGACTCGGTGAAGTTCAATGAGCCGTGCGGTCATCATGACGAGGTATGCGAGGACTTCGTTTTCGCCGAGAAGCTTCTTCATGGCAAGAAGCGCATCTGCGACGTTTGCGGGTGCTCCACCAGAGACCATCTCGTCAAACAGCTCTTCTGTTTGCTGCGACCAGTTCCACGTGTCGTCGAATGCTTCTATCTGGGCGGCGGCCTGATCGCCCGACTGCGTCCTGAACAGGATGTTGTAGGACTTGTTCGAGTTAAACGGTGGATCCAAGTAGATGAGGTCGACTGACTCATCCTTCAACTTGTCGCGCAGGATTTCGAGGTTGTCGCCGTAGAAGAGCTGGTTGGGCACGCCTCGATGGTAGTTGGCGGCGTTTTATGACCGTATGGATGTTTGGATCACCAGTCCTGTGTCAGGTACTGGACGAGATCGCGGTTGTCCCGTAGGACCAGCAGGAGGACGGGGGCGAGCCTGCGGACAAGCTTTTCTTCGAGGTCGCTGTCGATGTCGCCGTTGATGCCGATGAGGTCGAGGCAGGCGTGGAGGACCTCGTGGAGGAGGGTGTCCCGGATCTGGCTGTCGGCCTGGTCCGGGTCGATGGTGATGATGAGGTCGAGGACGTCGCAATGCCCGACGCACTGCTCGCCGTGGTTGACGGACAGCTTGTAGATGGCATCTTTGTCGTAGATGACGTCGTAAAGGTGTGGGCCTACGTGGACCCGGTCTGGCTGGCCTCCTCCCATTGGTCAGCCCACCTTGACGGCTTGGGTGACCTCCCAGAACCACGGATCGCTGTCGCCCTTGAACTCGGTGCCGAAGAACTGGAACATCTCGACGTCTTTGGGGCGTAGGTCGATGCGGAACGGGGTGCCTTGGTAGAAGACGGAGATCGTTCCGTCGGATTTGCGGCGCATCATCACTGGCTTATTCATGGCTGGGTCTACTCCTGGTGGGGTGGGAACGGTTTCGGTGGGGTGTGTGTCGGGGTCGAAGTCCCCGGCGTTGATTCGGGCGAGTACTTGCGGGCCAGGACAGGACGTCTGGTTGGGTGCCTGCTGGTGGCCTTTCACGAACCCTTTGCCGTATCGCCGGTTGTGTTCGGCGATAACGGTGCGGCACGCCGCGATCTGCGCTTCGGTCGGGGCTTGGTCGCCACCGAGTGGCAGGAAGATGGCGTGGGATTTCCAGTTCCAGTCGAGGGTGTGCGCACCGGCGACACCCCATCCTCGGCCTTCCCAGATTCGGCCCATCGAGTCGACACACCAGCTGTACGCGAAGTCGGGCCAGCCGTTCGAGTTGATGTGGTAGTTCTGCGTGCCTCGCAGGAAGGCAGCGACGCTGTCGAAGTCACCGGCAAGAACGGCGTTCGACACGGCCGGGCCGTTGTAGTGGATGAACATCCCGACGCTCGGGTTTACGACTCCGGGATTCCATGTCGGGGGGCGTGCCCCCCATTGGGCGCGGGAGATGTACTTCATCGGTCAGTCCTCTTCGTTGAGTTCCCACTCGATGTCGTCGACCCAGTGGGAGTTGGTTAGCCGTTTCAGGCGGGTGATTTCGGTCCACGCTTCTTGGAGTGCGTCGAACAGCTCCTCGGCGTTCTGTGTTGCGCAGATGAGTTCCATGTCGAGTACGACGTTCTCGTTGAGGAGGTCTCTCTCGCGCTTGCGGAGCCGCTTGATCTCCTTCTTCATCTGCTTCTTCTTCACAGGGCCCACTCCCAAAGTCGGACGGCTACGCCGACGAGGACAGCGAGCAGTGATGCGGTGATTGCGGCGACGATCAGGAGAGCGACTGCGCGGGCGATCGGGCCTGCTGGGCGGGCGGGCTTGGGGGTGACTGCGGGCGCGTCGAACGGGTTATCGATTTTCATGGGGGGTCTCCTCAGACTTCGTTTTGGTTATGCCGAGAAACAGGCGGGCGAACAGGACCTCGGCTGCGAGGGCTTCATCGATGTCGATGAGCGCGTCAGCCCACGGGTCTGCCGGATCGAAGATCTCGAACTCCATAGGTCACCTGCGCTGGTTTCGGGCGGCTGCGCCCTCTTGGCCGGTCTTGCGGCGGTGACAGGGAGTGCAGATGGCGGCGAGGTTGGCGTCGGAGTGGTCGTCACCACGGTTGATGTGGTCGACCTCGGTGGCGTGCGCGCCGCACAGGTAGCAGAGGTTGGCGTCCCGGTTCAGAACTCGACGGCGGATCTGCGGCCAGTTCCGGGGGAGTCGACGTCGACGGGTCGAGCCTTGCCACGGCTTGAAGTGCACAGGGCAGCGCTGACCGAGGTCGAGGAGCTGGTCGCAACCGGGAGTGGTGCAGGGGACGGGTGGGCGACGTGGCATGACGTCAACTCCGGCACCGTACAACTACAAGTATAGCACCTTGTGACACTAACTGTGCCACTTTCGGCCGGTTTTCCCGGGGGTTCGAGGTCACCACGGGGTGTCCTCCGATGGGAGCTGCGGGAGACGTCGCAGATAGGCGTCGTATTCGGCGAGGTCATCTGCGACGTTCCGGATGTGCCGGTCGTAGGGCTCGACGAGAGGACCGTTGTCGGCGACTCGGACTGCGTTGATCAGCCGATTGGCGACGTTCGAGTGGACCCCTGCCTCGTGGATTGCGCTGAGGGCACGCCAGCAGCGGGAGCGGGTCTCGGGGGCAACATCTTCAAGTCGTGGACCGCCGTTTCGCCACGTCGTCTGGTTCCTACGTGCCTCGTCCCTAAGGTCGAGGATTGCGTCGAAGTAGTTCCGCACAAGGCTGTACCACTGCTTGCGGGTGAGCCCTGCGGGGGGTTCGGGTCGATCAGATAGCGCCTCGATGACGTCTCGGGCGCTCATCACGCCACCCGCTGTTCTCGTCTCTCGTGACGGGCTTCGATCACGTCACGGGGAACTGGCGGGGCGGGCTGGCCGTTGTTTCGAGCACTCCACCTTCGGGTCCACGCGTAACAGGCCTCACAGCGGCCGCGTCGAGGAGTCGGTACTGGCTCCCGGCAGGCTTCCTCGGCACAAAGAGCGATGGTGCGTTCCCGGCGGAGCTGTTTGCGGGTCGGGTTGCCGTTGCTGTCGGTGTTCTGCATTACCTCAGCGATGAGGCTGCGAAGCTCGGCTGTCCTGTCGAACAGGGTGTGGCAGATCTTCTGAAAGTCCCGGAGAG